TCTCTTGGCGATTAAGACATCGCTTGTCCCAAACCCACAAATCATGCCCTGCTTGCATGATGCGATCACTCATTGTTGCATCGGCAGACTTCGTGCAATTTCCAAGTGTGTCGTGCTGGTATTCAAATGGTCGCGTGTCGGCAATCGCTTCAGCAACGTCCCGCCTCATGAAAAGACACCCAGTTCCTATGAAATCAGTTTGCATAAATTGTCCATCTCGCCGAATTTCCTTACCGCGAATTTCCTCTATTTGTATGCCCACTGGTCGCACCATAGATGCTGAAAACACAGAACGGTCAAAGGGAACATTAGCCATTTCAAACTGTGGTGAAGCATAGTGATTCAGCATCAGCCACCATTCGGCATCAGAAATAAGAAACGTGCGCAGTGCCTCCATTTTAGATCGCTCACGAGGCTTGGCCTCAATAAGAGAAAAATAAAGGTTATCCTGATTGATAAACCACTCAACAAGTGGGTTCCCGACGAACCCCGGTGTTACAACTGTGGCAAGGACACTCACTTGGTATTGAGGTTTTGTTTATTTTTGCCCGCCTTTGTTTACTGGGCTTTTTTTGCTAAGTCTGCTGTCACATTCTTGCACTTAATCTTAATCGCATTTTTTAGGTCATCAAGTGTGGCGTGTCCGCTTTCTGCGTGTAAAATCAAGTCTTTGTCATTATCAATATAATCATCTATCTCAATACCCGCCTCCTCTTCTGTTAGCTCAGCATATCCCGCTTGGGAAAAATCAAAATCATTAGGAACCATGCTTATGCAATGCTCTACCTCTTGGCCCTTGTTTTCATAGTAAATGATTTGATGCAAATATGGGTCATAGCCGTCTGGGTATATATAATTTGTACCCAAATTAGAGCGATTTTTATTGATTTTAACTTGACAGTATTTCATTTTTTTATGCGTTGTTGATTACTGCATAGGCAGTTCCTGAAAATGCTCCTCCAGATGCTGGTATTTTTAATGCCACGCCAGTTGGCCCGCTACCGGGTGAAGCAAAACTGGTGCTTATAGTAGAGGTAATGCCACTGTGTACATATATTTTATCGGCTGAATTATCAGCTGATACAAGGCTGTCATTATTATCTATCGCCAAGCCAGTAGGACTACTACCCGGCGCAGAAAAACTGGTGGTTATAGTAGAAGTAATACCGCTGTGCTTATATATCTTATCGCTTGATGCATCAGCTGAGATAAGGTTTGCGCTACTGTCTACCGCCAAACCTCTCGGTATACCAGACGGTGAAGCAAAACTGGTGGTTATAGAAGCGGTAATTCCACTATGTTTATATATCTTATCGGCCGATACGTCAGACGAGATAAGGTTATTGCTACCGTCTACTGTCAATCCTTGCGGAGACGCACTCGGTGAAGCAAAACTGGTGCTTATAGTAGAGGTAATGCCACTATGCTTATATATTTTATCGCTTGAATAGTCAGTTGAGATAGCGTTTCCACTGCTGTCTATCGCTAGGCCAGACGGATTTATATGCGGTGAAGCAAAACTGCTGTCTATTGTAGAGGTAATGCCACTATGTAAGTATATCTTATCAGAGCTAGAATCAGACGAGATAAGCGTTGGAGTGCTGGCTATTGATCTTATGTCAAGATCAGAGGATGGCGCGAATATCCGCGTGACAAGAGAATTCCCCGCCAGAAATAATTCTTGCTGTGACCCATCCACATCTATTGCTATGGAACCTTCAGTTACACCAGAAGCATCAAGAATGACCTGTGTAATTGTTTCCGATGCAAGCCCATCCAAGGCGGCCCATGTTTCGGCCGTGGTAAATTTATGAGACTGAAAGTTAGATCCACCGCCACCGCCAGCACCAATCTCTACTACGCTGCTGTCATTCTTTCCAAGAAAGAGTTTGCCGTCAGACGTATTAGCAGCCAACTCTCCTTCTGAAAGGGAGCTTGGTACTGCACTCGCGGTGCTACTGCGCTTAACTTTAATCGTGCTTGCCATTAGTAACTTCCACCGTCAATGGTTGCATTAACCGCAACAAATGTTGGGCTTGAGGTTGTCAAGAGGTCTTGGTCTGCAAAGGCAGCATTTCCATACGGCAGGTTGCCCGTAACATCAGTTGTAAGGTCAATTTGACTAAGGGTAATCTGCTGCCCACTTAGTGTGAGATAGTCGTAAGTACCAGCAAGTGTAACGTCCGTTGAGTTATCCGTACCCGCTGCGTCTACACCAAGAGCGGTACGGGCATCAGCCGCTGTTGCGGACCCTGTACCACCGTTGGCTACTGGCAATAATCCAGTAACATCCGTAGTTAAGTCAATCTGGGCTAACGTAATCTGTTGACCACTCAAGGTCAGATAGTCATACGTACCCGCCAGTGTTACGTCAGTAGAGTTGTCGGTACCTGCTTGATCAACATCAAGAGCAGTGCGGGCTGCCGAAGCGGTCGTCGCCCCAGTTCCACCCAGCGAAATTGGTACTGTGCCAGCGGTAATCTCCTGCCCTGTGATGCTTAGATAGTTGCCAGTTACCGCTGCAAGAGTAACATCAGTACTGTTGTCTGTGCCCGCTTGGTCAACGTCAAGAGCGGTTCTTGCACCCGCTGCCGTGGTAGCACCCGTACCACCAAGAGACACGGGGACCGTTCCCGCTGTGATCTCCTGACCGGAGATGCTCAGGTAGTTACCAGCGACTGATGCAAGTGTGACATCGGTGCTGTTGTCGGTGCCAGCAGGGTCAACGCCCAATGCAGTACGTGCACCCGCTGCCGTAGTGGCACCCGTTCCTCCGTTAGCAATAGGAAGAGTGCCAGTTACATCAGTCGCCAGGTCAACAGATCCAAGGGTAAGCTGCTGGCCGCTAATTGTGATGTAGTCAAGCCCCGCAGCAATAGTTACGTCAGTGGAATTGTCTGTTCCTGCCTGATCTACATCAAGGGCCGTCCTCGCAGCAGCCGCTGTGGTTGCCCCTGTGCCACCAAGAGAGACAGGCACTGTGCCAGCAGTAATCTCCTGCCCTACAATGGTCAGGTAGTTCCCTGCTACGGTAGCAAGCGTAACATTCGTGCTATTGTCCGTTCCTGCTTGGTCAACGTCCAAGGCAGTCCGCGCAGCAGCGGCAGTTGTGGCACCAGTACCGCCGTTAGCAATAGGCAGTGTCCCGGTAATGTCAGTAGTAAGGTCTACCTGCCCAAGCGTGATAACTTGACCTGCAATAGTCAGATAGTCATACGCACCCGCAAGCGTAACGTCGGTGCTATTATCTGTACCAGCTGCATCCACGCCAATCGTCGTGCGAACAGTAGCAGCGTCAGCGTCGTCAAGGATGCTACGGGCAAAAGAAGTCAGGTCTGTGACTGCGTAGGTGTCTGATGCGGTTGTGTACAGCATCTTATCTGCCGCCGTCGTGAGGCCAGCGATAGACGTAAGACCCGCATCCTGCGTCTGGTACGTGCCAAGGTCGCTTATCTGGGATTCGGTGATAGAAAGAGCAGCCTGATGCTGTGTAACACTTGACTCAGAGATACGAGCGTCAGCAAATGTACCGCTAAGGATGTCAGCCGTCGCCAATGCCCTCTGCTCATTGCCAGATGACCCGCCTATGAATACATAGGTGTCAGCAAGGTTTGGAATGTCATTGGCACGACCAGAGCCAGATACAATGATAATGCCGTTGCTGTCAGAGCGGGCAACCTTGCCGATGTTCTGCACCGCATCCGCGCTTGACGTTGGGCGCACATTCGTTAGCGTACCAGCGGTTGACGAAAGATAGAGAACGTCACCAACGCTGTACGAGCTGGTATCTATTCCTGCAAGCTCCCCATAAACGGTGACCTCACCATCGCTGTTGTGGTTGATTGCGCCAGAGGCAAGTCCAATGGCGGGGTATTTACCGCTTGTATCAGCATCAGCAAGATCAATCAGGATCTTGTTCCCATTATGACCGCTGATATAAACAGCCGCACCCTTGGCAATAGTAGAGCCAGTGGTATTGCGGACCTCAAGCGTAACAGCATTTGCGTCCGTTACGGTCGTGGGTGAGACGTAGGAGAAAACACCAGTGCTATCGTCATAGGAAAGCTCTGACGTATTGGTGCTTGTCAGGCTGATAGCCGTCCTTGCATCAGAATCCGTATAGTGCGCGAGGTCAGAGATTTGGCTCTCTGTAATCGTCAGGGCGGCCTCGTGCTGCGTAACATTAGACTCAGCGACATTTGCGTCGCCAAGTGTACCAGTTACGTCTGTGCCGAGGTCAATCTGCCCAAGTGTAATCTGCTGACCTGATAGCGTCAGGTAGTCATAGGTGCCAGCAAGGGTAACATCAGTAGAGTTGTCGGTGCCAGCGGCATCTACACCAATCGTGCTTCTGACAGTAGCTGCATCTGCATCATCAAGGATGGAGCGGGCAAAGGAGGTCAGCGTAGTCGTTGCATACGTATCAGACGCTGTGGTGTACAGCATCTTATCCGCAATGGTTGGCAAACCAGCAATAGACGTCAGGCCGCTATCAAGAGGCTGATACGACCCGAAGTCGCTAATCTGACTCTCTGTGATTGAGAGGGCTGCCTGGTGCTGCGTTACGTTGGTCTGTGCAATCCTTGCATCCGCAAACGTCCCAGATGTCACATCTGAAGCTGCATGGGTGTGGCTTCCTATGTAAGCAGAGGCAATGGTATCCCCGTTCCAGGTACCAGTCGTTATAGTCCCTAAGGTCGTTAGGTTTGCGCTTCCTGCCCATGTACTAAGAGCTGTGTTCTCTACGTTGCCAAGACCCACCTGCGTAGCCGTTACGCTATGCGGGTTTGTGGTATCTCCCGTGTGTGTCGTAAGTGCGGATGCCGTTGCATAGGTGCCGAAGTCACTGATCTGCGACTCAGTAATAGATAGTGCCGCCTGATGCTGTGTTACATTTGACTGGGCGATCCGAGCGTCGGCAAAAGTCCCGCTCGTAATGTCACCTGCAGCATGAGTATGCACTGCATTGGCATACGTACCAAAGTCGGAAATCTGCGACTCTGTAATGGACAAGGCACCTTGGTGCTGCGTCACATTGCTCTCAGCAATTCGTGCATCAGCGAAAGTCCCGCTCGTCACATTGGACGTAGCGATACCCCCCGTAAAGGTGCCTGTAAAGGTCAGGTCCGTAAACGTAGCAGCAGCAGCAGTAGCAGATCCAATGACTGCACCGTCAAGGCTCGTGACAGCCACCGTAATGGTGTCTGACGGGTCATCGTGCGTGACCGTGACGTTAGCCCCGCCCTGAATTACAACGTCTCCCAGGTGATCTCTGATAGCCTCACGGACAGAATCAGAGTCCATGAGGTTCTGCACCGTGATCTTCTTGGATACGGGCGTACCAGCAGGGTCAGATACAGTCAGGATGAGATCGCCAGCCGCTACTGACGTTCCTGTTGCAACAGCCGCATCTGTCCACTTACGAGCCATTAGTTGACCTCAAACTTCATGATTTCGCCATCCTCGTACAGCATCGTCTCGCCGTCCTCAAATAGCATCCAGTACAGCGACTCAGCACTTAGGATCTTAATGTCAGCGGCGTACATGGTGATGTCCACGTTGGCCGCATACTGAGTCAGGGAAATGTTCGCTGCATATTCGGAGATGCCCAGATCGGCAGCGTACTGATCTGCGTCTACGTCACTGGCGTACTGTGTTAACAGCACATCAGCAGCATATGTCTCCTGACTGTAAGCCATTATGCGGGTGCTTTTTGCAGTAGCAGGAATACAGCATCGCCAGTAGCCCTATTAGGCACAAGCTGGTTGCCGTCACTATCCACTACATGCAATGCCCACCGCTCTGTCCGCTTACTAAGCGTAATCCCTGTTGCCGTGTCAATCTCAAAGGAAATATCTGTGTCAGCCGCTGCGCCAGTAGGTGATCCTACGGTCACATCCACGCCGCCCGTCATAGTCTCAAACGAGTCCTCATCATAGAGGTAGGCCGTGATGGTATTGCCATCCGTGGATGCCTGTGTATAAGCATCATTCTTCGTCAGCGTAATACCCTGGTTGGTACGCTGGACAAGGGGGCCGATAACTGTTACTCGCTTCTGTGCCATGATCTTTTAAGGTACTGCACCGACTAAATACGGCGCAATAAAATGTGAAAATTTAGTTTAGGTAACGTCCTCACACAGGATAAGCACAGTCCTGCCATCACCTGTTTTTAACGTAAGCGTATCTGAGTCTCCGCCATATCCAGCAGTCCCGCTCGCAACGCTTGAGTCAGCTTTTAACGTGAATGATGCATAGCTTAGTCCATTGCCGATACTTCCTTCAGAAATAACATCATCACCATCAACCGTAAACACACCATTGGCATATGCCAGTGTTCCAAATGCTGGTCCAGCAGTACTTGAGTAGACAGTCAATCCTGAGCTGGCGGTAGTTAAGCTCTCAAAGTATCCGTCGTTAGCATATATGTCTCCAGCAGAGGTGATCTTGGCTGCGGCCCACTCGCTTCCGACATAGGAGTTCATTGTAAGGTCGCCAGTCACCGACAGGCTCCCTGTGCTTGTATTAACAGCAGAAAGATCAGTCACATCAATTTTGCTGGCAGTAACAGAGTTTGCTGCAAGCTCGTTAGCCGTAATGGTACCAGCATTAATCTGTGCTGCTGTTATAGTATTAGCAGCAATCTCGTTTGCTGTTATAGAATTGGCTGCAATGCTTGCCGCATTTAACAGTTGGCCGCCGCGTCCACCGAATGCTTGGAATACCGCTTCCGTTGCGCCTGTATCAGTGTTCTCCTGTGCAACAGCAACTAATATTTTGCCGTTGCCGATAGCCGTCCCAGCTGTTGTTGTTGTCTTGAGAATCGTTGACTGTGCACTATCAAAATAGATGTAGGTAAGCGCAGTCATATTGCCTGTATTACCAGCCGCTATGCTTGAGTAAGATGTGCCATCAGCAAGTGTAATTGTACCAGACGTCCACGCAACAGTGTCCGCATCTGATGCAGAAAAAATTAAGTCAGACGACCAGCCCTGTATGCCTATGTCAGATCCAGAGGAAATGTTGGTTACAAGCCCGCCGTTAAGCTTGGCTGTTGCCCCATTGAACTCAAAGTATGAGTTGGCTCCATCTCCAACATAAAAGCGCGGATTACCAGCATTGTAATCAAGCTGTATGCCATCCGAAGCGTACGTAGACCCACCAACATATATTTTGCTGGTAGTAGAAATGGTATTTGCCGTTGCAATGCTGCCAAATCCAGATGCTATGCTTCCCGCAGACAGCGCCCCAACACCAGTTATCCCTGTATATGACCCAGAGATGCGGGCGCTTGCAAGTGTTCCACTTGTTATGTCTGCCGCAGAATGATTATGGCTTGCGGCAGCATAGCTTGAGTCGGGGTAGTTGACCCAAGCAGAGCCATTGTAGCGAAGTAAATTGCCTGTAGCTACAGATGTTATTGTTACATCAGACAGGCCACTTAGAGATGTGGCACCCCCGCTGCCAGCCGCCGAGAACGTTAAGCCGCCGCTTCCATCTGATGTTAGAACGTCACCATTATTTCCGGGGCTTCCCGGCCAAACAAATGAAGTGCTTGCACTTGTTGACTTTAGTTTTAGCCCGGTAGTATTTGATCCTATGATCTCCGAAGAGGATGCAGAGGAGTAATCAATAAAGGTGCCATGAAATTGTGCGGAGTCAACAAATATGCCCTTGTTGCCAGCTGATGCGGAAAATGCGCTCGTATCAAGCCGAACAGATGCTGACTCAATGTCAAGAACACCCTCAACAACAGAGGCAAAATAGGCCCCCAGCGTCACGTCTGCACCAGCCGTAGTAGATCCTAATGCATCAAGCCACCGCACCTGTGTTACAGCAGAGGGGGAGCCTGGGATAAGAAAGTCCAGCCCGTCTGGACCAAGTTCGTAACTTATGCCGTCAGTAAACAGCCCGCCTGTATTTACAGTAAGCGTACCCTCAAGTGTTGACAGGGTACCGCGAACGGTTAGGTTGGCAAACTCTGCTTCACCGGACTTGGTGATAACCCATCCCGCAGTACCATTTGTTGTAATCTCGCCATATGTTGCACTTGCTGGGTCGTCATCTATTACTCCGCCGCTACTTGCCCAGTTGTCGCTCTTAATGTGCGTGTTAACAAAGTCAACGCCGTCGGCATCAATGCGCATTCCAACAAGGGTGCCGCCAAACACGTAGTCTCCGTCCGCAAGGACATCATCGCCACCAAATGCAGATGTGACTGTAAAGTCATTGACAGTGGGTGACCCAACCGTTGCAACAGTGCGCTTAAATACACGACCCGAAGCGGCACCGTGGAAGTATACAGCATCCCCCGCCTTTAGCGTACTGCTAATATTTGTATCTGTCTCCACTGTTATGCCTGTAGAGGCGGGTTCATCAATGGTGGCAATCAGATCGCCGTCAGTAGAGATGTATGACGTTATAGCGTCAGCAGTAACAGTAAAGTCTGCGCGGCTAACAGATCCAGACGGAGATATTTTCTTTCCGCTGCTAAGATCCATTGGGATAGATGTCTGCGTATCTGGCTCGCCGGGAAGGGTAATCTGAATATTTGTGGCACCCTTATACGCATCAGACCAGAGCTGTGCAGTAACATATGACCCGTCTGTCTGCTGAACCTCAATGGTGCTGCCAGTCCTTACGGTTGCATTCCAATCTGTGACATCTATATCTGTATAGCTTGCAGATCCTCCTGGACTTTCATTTACAGTTCCAAGGTCCTGCCCAAGTACAGTAACAGCAAAGCCCTGTGCACCAGTCCTCACGAGTGTAAGTAGCTCGTCATCAGCAACAAAGATATTTGCCCCGGCGGGTATCTTGTTAGGAAAGTCAAAGTTTGACCCAGGGGCATCGGGATCGTCAAAAAATATCTCTGTGTCAGCAGCAAGCTGATCCTGGGTAATCTTTACCCGGTACCATTCCAAGGTTGGCGATATAATGACAATAGTATCATTGTCATTTAGCAGTGGCTCCGCTATTTCCTCCACAGCAACAGAGGCAGTAGTATTCCCTGCAGGTATAGCAGCGGTGGTCCTCGTAATCCTCTTTGAGTTGTCAGATATAAATGACTGCTGCAATCCATTCAGCACAAGGCCTGAATTGTAGCCTGTGCCACGCCCCCAGTCACTCAGCGAGGAGCCACCAGACTTAATAGCCGTTTCCAAATCATCGGTAAACCCATTTTCGTCCAGCTTAACCCAAGACCCAGACGAGTACTCTTCTACCCAATTTGCGTCAAGGCTGTGCGGAGCATAACGCGATCCGTCAAGAATAACATCAAGGGGGAGGAGTACCTGTCCAGCACCATTGAATGCCCTGTCGTGTACGGTGCGAATCCTGTTTGTACTCTTTAGTATTGCTCTGCCAAGAACAACAGGAAGCTCCTCATTGGTATCTGCTCCGCTATGACCTGATGCAGATCCTCCGGTATTTAGCACCTCTTCCCAATCAGCCGTAAATGCCGACCTGTCAGATGCAGTATACAATGCACCCGAGGTGTAGGCTGTTGGGCCATCCCCAAACTTTACGCTGTGCTGCCTTGGGCGGGGGTCTGCCCGGTCTATATAGTTCACATAGGAGGTGGCAGTAAATGATATTGCACCGTCGGACTCTACCGGATAGAGCGCAACATTGTCATAATAGCACGATCCAACTTGATTGCCCTTGCCATCAAAAATAGGACCGAGCGTAACAGTTATCGTTGCGTCAGACGGGACAGCATTGGTCGTAACAAAAATAGAGCTAAAATCTTGCAGTGACAGCCAGCTCCAAGACATCCATGTCGGAGTTGTTGTCCATTCCCCAGCTCTCGGCTCTATCAGCTCAAGATATCTTGGGGTTGAGGTATTCAGTTTTAGTTGTACTGCAACAAAAGCATCGCCAGAAATCTCAGGTGTTTCCCTACCAAGAAGGTCAATAGACCCAACGGTTACTCCCTTCGGCGCTGCGAACACTTCAAACTGAAGATTTAGCTTGTCGCCAGACTGAGACTCAATGTTTGTCGTCTGAGATGCTGTTCTTCCACCTATAGATGTCGTAAAGCTCCCTGAGCTATCATCAAAATTGAAGATGCCAGGAAAGTCATCTATCCTGGTGAATCCAGTTTTTTGTGTAGGATCTTCGTTGACATCATCAATGTGCCATCCAGAGAAACCTCCATCCCTATCAGCCCTTGCCGAAAGTGATGCATTGCCAGCGGTCCACGGATATGCCGCATTGTATGCACCACCAGCCTTTGTTATATTCCCAAACTTCCCAAGCCTGATCATATTTGAACTGCCATGAGCATATGTCACAACAGATGATGAGTAGGACGGCAGTGTGCTTACACGAGAGCGAGTGCGGGCAACAGTTATGTTGGATATAGAAAGGCCACTTGTTACATCTTCGTAGTTAGGACTTCCTATTGCCGCGCCTGTGCTGTCGTACTTCCACCTTTTGTAGGTAGTTGCCTTGGCAAGGTGATTGCACTGTATAATATGCCAAATGCCATCCTGCTGGACAATGCGAAGCCCAAGTGACTTTAGCAGCCCAACAAGAGCAGAATGAACGCTGATTGGCCTATCATCCTTGTCTATATCTCCCGGATCAAGGAAACCCTGTGCGCTTAATACTTCCTGTGCAGGTATCGTCCAGGCCAGTATTGAGTCATTTATGCCCTGTACATCACGAAAGTGATATTTGTTAGCATATATGTATTCAAGGGGATTGCTGTTAACGCCTTGGCTCGGCAATGAATACATTGCCTTTGGGTAGAATGACGATGACATATATATGTCAAGGTCAAATCCAGTGTAGTCAAGAAGCTCTACAAATATATTTTTTATAGAGTCAACACCATTAGGAAGTGTGCCCGTTGCAGTGTTCGTTATGTATGGCTTATTCCCAAGGCGACCAATGCCATCAGTTGCAGTAATATTTAGCTGGGTAACACCATCCTCCTCATAGGTAATCCCCTCAGGATCAATATTGCCTACCCACTTAAGGTTGTCACCACTTCTTACTACAAGCCTATACTTTTCCTCTACATCAGATATGCTGCCCGTACTAAGGGCATCAAGCAGGTCATTTATAACATTAAGACTTGGGTCAAACAGCGAAATCTTGGTTTCGCTTGTCATCAGCGGAGAGTACTCATCTTTGCCTTCATTCTTCCAAGACGTTATGCAGTTGTCGCGTCCAGAGGCATCAATACTGGTGGGCGACCCGCCATTGTTGTAGCCATCCTCATGGATTTCCCATATATAGCTCGTTCCCTCGTCACCCGTAAATGAGTAGCGATATTTGGCTGATGTCCAGTTAGGAGCAAAAGTAAATGCCATTAGCGTATAATTCCTCCGCCTATTGTCTGAAGCCCTGACCTGCGCTTAGATGCACCTGTCTCCGTTGATGACACCGATACAAGATTTCTGCCCTGTGCAACAAGCTCAACTTGAACACCTCCTCCAAATCCGCCAAGTGTAGCCACTGACATATCTGACCTTTGTGATGCGGGCTGTAATCCAAGCTGTGATGCAGCACCGCCAGGAAGAGCGCCGACAGATGTTACTCCAGCAAATACATTGGGCGATGATACTTGTCGTCCCTTGCCACCCCCGCTCATGGTCGTTGACCTGATTGCTTGTACCTTTGCCATACCAGCAGCCAAAACAGATGCTCCGGTTATAAACCCAAGCGGCCCTTTTTGCTCAAGTGCCTTTGTGAAGCCAACGTATGTGCTTATAAGGGCTTGTGCAATAGCAAACTTTTTCCCCGTCTCAAACAATTTTTTGTTTTGCTCGTCTCCAGTTTGAGCAAGCTGCATGAATGTGCTGCCTATTTGACCAATAGACTGCTGCATAAGCTGTGCAGACATGACAACAGCATCCTTATTATTATTCCACCACCCCTTAAATGATGTGTTTATATTTCTATTCTGCTCATCTATTACCTCGGCAAGCGACTGCATCTCAAGCTCAACCTCGGGGGTAAGAGTACGAAGGTCGCTTACCAAGAGTCCCTCTGCGCCCTGCATTCTTCCAACGAGTGTGCTACTGCGCTGGATCTCCTCAAAACGCTGCGCTATGGCAGTAGCCGTTGGCCCTTTAGGCTCCAGCCCAAGGGCCTCAACGAAATTAAGTGGACCAACCTTGATTAGCCCACCCCTTACGGCATCTGAAATCTTGTCCCCAAGGGCATCAAGTCTCAACTCGCGTATATACTCCTCAAGCCCATCCTCCTGAATCAGCTCTGCAAACTTCTCCGCTGATAATTCAGTCTCAAGGCCAAAATCAGCCATTCTCTGACGAGCTGCCTCAAGCCCTGATTGGAACTCTTCCCTGCTGGCGAATCCAGCCTCATAGATCATGTTGGCTTCTTCAAGTATCCCGTTAACACGGTCAAGCTCTTCTCTTCCCTCTCTTAAAACCCCAATAAGACCATTTACTCCAAGCCCTTGGATAGCCCGTGATCGGTGCTTAGCGGCTTCAAGCTCTTCTTTATTGTTCTGTTTTAGACTTTCTATATATGCAACGAGTGGGGCATTTGCTTCGTCAATAGCTTTTGCCGTATCCCCGCTGGTGCGGGCAAGCTCTCCAGTAAATGTACCAGCGTCCTTCAGGCTTTGAATCCACTCATCTCCAGTTGTTATGCTCTCCTCAAGAATACTTACGAGAAGCCCTATGCCTTCTGCCGTTGCTTGCGTTGAGCCAACCTTTATTGTCGTGAATAAGCCATCAAGGGAATCTTGTAACTTCTTTGATTCCTTCTCAGCTTTTTGGGCGCGAGTTGCAAAAAACTCAATGCCAGCACTAAGCGCAGAAAAACCAAGAATCAACCCACCTGGACCCCATAGGGACCCGCCCATCAACTTGAGAAGTTTATCAAACCCACCAGCCTGAACGCTTCCAAGAGCAAGTGCAGTAAATGTCTGCTGGATGTTGTTGTTTATTGCACGGAACCCCTGTGCAAAGCCCATCCCAAATTGAGCAGAGTCCTGAAATGCCTGACCAAGCGACAGCAGGGCAAAGGATGCTGCGCCAGAGGCATCTGCAAGGCCGCCTATCTGCTTAGTTGACCCGAGGGCTGCCGCACCTTGCTTTCCAACTGCATCCTCAACAACACCGCTGACTTGTGCAAGGCGAATCTGCGCCTGAGTCTGCTCCTCAAGGGCTCGTGTTGCAAGATCTGCAATCTTATCAAGATTGGCCTCTCCTGCAATAACCCTCCTAATCTCCTTGTCAAGGAGCTGGGCGGCTGTTGCAGTTTTCTTGGCAGCATTGCTTACCCTCTCGGTCCCGGCTGCCGCCTGTGTTCCAGAGGTAGATAGCTTGGCAATGACTTGCTGAAGCGCCTTGACATCATTAGTCGCCTTAGATACATCAGCTTGGATCTTAATAACTACATTCTGTTCAGCCATTATTTATCCTTGATCTTGTAGCCGACGCCCTCGGTCTTGCGGCGATTGTTTTGCCAAGCCACGGCGATTTCCGTGTACGTGCAATGCTCCTTGATAGCCTTTGACCTTACAGGGTCATCTGAGGCTAATTCAAGGCATATAATGGTCCATGCGTCAGTCTCACGCATGAACTTGCGGGACCAGCCCGCCTCTACGACTCGGCTTTTTGGGTCGCTGAATCCTCGGATGAGGCTGAGCTTGGATTCAGCCTCTCTGCGATCTTCAGCACTAACGTAAAAAAATCCTGCACCACCTTACTCGCCATCCCGGTGATTGCCTTATCGTCTGAGAAGTCGGGTAGTCCAGCCAATACTTCGCGGCAGACCTTGAGGTCGGTCATGCCCTCTTCTTCGGCCATCTTAAATACCCGATTCTGAAGCTCAGTAGTAGGGGGGAGGAGGCGGCCCCATTTGCCCGGAGCCACCTCGTATTCATTCCCCACTGCTACTTCGTATTCCCCATTAATGACTGTATTGATGTCAATCTTAGCCATGATCCCTCTTTAGTTGTTTAGAACGTGGTTACGTCTGCCTCATCATACCCACGACCAACTGCCTCAATCAGGATGCCATGAAGGTAGTCCTGCATCAGTGTTGGGCTTGAAGCATTGAAGGCTTCTGTGGTTGCGGTCGGATTGTCGCCGTTGGTAAACTCAAGGAGGTCGCCCCAAGAATCAGCAACAGCGCGATACACAATGCGCGATGAGCGAGGCATAGATCCATCATCATCGGCATAGCTGCAATAAACACGACCCCCACTCATCACTTGGAAGTTGGTATCTGGCAGCTCAAATGCAATGTCATGTGTACCTTTGTCTGTGAACAATGGGCTTCCACTGAAATCCTTCAAATAATCCTCCGGGATCATAAACTCTACCTCCATTGCACAGGAGGAGAAGTAGGGGCGACCAAGGCCATCCGTTCCATCAAATGGAAAGGAGAACGAGATAGTCGGTACATCAAGCGTTACGCCGGCAAGATTCCAGCTGCCAGATCCCGTAAGATTGTCAAGAGATGCGCCAGCAGCACCAACATATACCTTGGCAACATCACTGACGTTGTTTAGAATTGGCGTGACACGAATAATGCACTCGCTGAGATCCTGAGTCTGCCCATCCTGATATGTGACTGTCACGGTGGATTCCGTGCGGGCAGTCATCAAGGTGTGGATCGCATTGATAGCGGATACGTCAAAAGCATTGACCGATAGGGTCTTGCTCATAGATCCGCGATCTACGGAATGACCAATCGCTGCGTCAAAGCTGTCTTTTTCTGTGGTGAGCGAGTATCCTTCCAGAAACTCCGACGTAATTGTAGTTCCGCCGAAGGCAATGGAGGTGAGTTCACCGGGTCCTGCTGTCCAAGACATAGTTTAGTCCTCTTGTTCGGTTTTGGTTTCTGCCTTGGCCTTCGGTTTGGGCTCCGGCTTAAAGTGTTTATCGTAGGTTTGTTTGCTGATCCTCTTGCCGATTTTGTCCACTGGAGCATCAAGGGATTTGTCAACGGTATACTCCGTTCCGCCCTTAAGGCGAAAGCCCTCAACGATCATGAAGTGGGGAATTTTGACTTTCATTAGTCTGCCCTCCGGGGCTTGATATTCCATGTAACTAAGAACGCCATAGCGTTCGGGTCGTTGGTCGGTCTTGCACGGCGTGACACAAAGTTGTGTGCCGCTACGCGATCCAACACATCCTGATGCTTGTTGTCCTGATCAAACAGATCAAAGGTTAAAGCGTCAGCGACTTCAATAAGTCTACTGGACATTCCCTTGTAGTCGCCCCTGCGTCCACGAGAAACAACGTGGATGTTGACGATCTCTTCCATATAGAGTGGAATGCCAGAACCTGTTACAACGCCAGGGGTGCCTTCTGAAAGGCTAATTACCACAATGCTGTGGACACCTGTGCCAGCACTTTGGCCGAAGTGTGAGTCAATGGCCTGATCCAAGCTGCCATGAAACTGCACAACAGAATCCACCGCATCGCCAAGCGTCTTTTCTACTTGGCCGTGGATGGCATCTAATACTTCCTGTGTGCTGTGGTAGGCCATTAGAGTTTGTATATAATCTCGTCCTTGGTGCTTACCGGGCGATACATAGCGTCGTCAAACACGCGCAGCAGGTCCTTCTGCTCCTCTGGCGTAACGCCCATAAAGGGACGGGTTGGCACACCAATACCAAACTGGTGGTTCTGTGCAATGCGGATATTCTCTACGCCAACCGGACCAACTTCTATGTCAAGCCTACCATTAGAATCAAGGACCGCTTGCTCATTGCGAACCTTAATGCTGTCAAGCATTCTTTTGGTGTCAGTCAGCGTAACAGGCGCAATTCTGCCGCCCTTTTTTCTCGCTGCATAGGCAGAGCTGTACGGCTTAAATGGATTGCCATACATGGTAATGCCTTGGTTCCTCGTCCTATTGCGAACGTGGGTGGCAATTTCCTTTCCGTAGTTAACCGTAGCAGGTCCAACGGATTTGATGATCTTTTCCAGCTCACCAAACAGATTGGGTGCGATCATTAGCCCACCCAGTTGCGCGGACCCTCAAAGGCAGCCAGGTCCTCGTCGGTAGTGCCGTCCAGTTGGTCAAAGAAGTCAGGGTCACGCATCAGGACGCGCATCAGAGCGGTGAACGTCTCGTTGAAGCGGAACTCCATCATCTCGGCACGAGTGAGGAATAGGCTGTTACCGCCCATAGCCTCTGTCTCGTAGAAAGCCTGTACATACTTGTACCCGATCATTCGCTGGACCAGGTTGTCAATGTATGTCTTATTGATGTCTATCGCCGCGTCCATGATCTCCTGCGGGCCGTCTGCACGTTCCGCGAAAAGGGCATCGTTCGCAACGATACGCATCTCAATGTACTGCTTGGCCTCGTTGAGCCTGTTCGTCTCGTTGATGTCGGTGTCAAAAATGCCAAAGTTCCCGTCAATCATGTCAACGGGAGCAATGCCTTTCAGCGTAGCATCAGCAAGAGTAAGGTCGGCCCAAGAACCCATGTCAGTACAGTTTTAAGGATCAGGTGCGGGAGGCCCGAAGGCCCCCCGCTCCGTCACCATTGGATTAGGACTGGTCTACGTCAATGACGATGCCAGCAGTGTCCTTGTCGTCAGCAACAACTTTGTCCCAGTTGGAACCAGTTGCGATTGTTGCTGCAGCAGGGTTGGTACCGCCATTAGCGGTATCCCACTGGTAGCCCTTGATCTCCATGTTGAAAGCATACTCACCCTGGAAGGCGTAGAGGATGTTTTCCTTGAGGATCGTTTCGTCGGTAGCCATGTACGGTGCTTCCGATACCGTCAGGACGGCAGCGTTAGGCACGAGACCAAGAACATGGTACTCACCGGGCGTTCCAGCCGTAGCGAATGCAGGAGCATCCGAAACGAAAGCCGGGAGGCCAAGCGTACCAGCCTGTCCTTCGTACACTGCGAAGTCACCAACATTGCCAGAGGCAACGGAGAGCTGTGCTTCAACCAGCTTGTGGAAGGCAGCACCGTTCATGCCCCAGCCACGAATGCGACCGAAAGCGTCTCCGAAGAGTGCGCGACCACGGATCAGAGCCGTGTGGTCAATCGTAGCGTTGGCACCCGTAGCGGCGTAGTCGTAGACAACACCAGAGTTGTTACGCAGTGCAGCAACCAAGGCAGACACAGCGTCGTTGACCATGCCTTTCATGGCTTCTTCTGCCATGTTAGGAGCCAAGATCAGCGTCAGATCCTCAGGCGTACCGCCGATTTTCTTGAACGCATCGCGGGTCTGCTGGTAAGGACCGTACTTGCGGTTGAGTTTTACACCGATTACTTCGTCCTGCGTCAGAGCCGATGGGGTCAGCGAGGTAGAAGTGTCAGTGGTGTCACGACGCGATACACCGCCAGAAGGACGGTCAAAGAAGCGAGTCTTGTCGTAGTCGCCTTCGCGTTCGTTGGTTACGAGCTGGATCACGCCGTTGCCATCCTGGTTGAGGATGTCTACGTTCTGTGCCAGCGTCTCTACAAAGAGTGTTTCAAAGAGTTCGTTGCGTACAACGAAATCCGATGTTTTTCCGCTAGCCGTT